CACCGGTCGTACTCTCCTGACTCGCCTCATGTTGGTGCGGGTGGCAGGATGTCGCCAACCCGAGACTTGCACCTTATGACCGAGGTGGCTGAAGAAGACCGACAACACGGTTTGATTGGCAATGCTGACATGTCAGAACTAGCAAAGACTAGCCTAGAAGAGGGCATTTATAGCGGTTTAGAATCCGATAAATGGGAAAGTACCGAGGGGAACAGGTTGCGAGACAACCGGGGGGGTACTACTTGGGGCGACCCGGGACAAAGGTATCCATGGCCCAGAGGTCCTCTTTACGGGAGGGCGCAGGACTGTATCCTCTCCTAAGTTCATGGACAGGCCGTACACCCATAGGTACCAAATCCCAAATAACGCAATATCTGAAGAGATTTGGGGCGATGACGACATTGGTATGTCTGATGTAGCAACTCCAATATCCCCTCACAACCACATCCCACTTCGACGTAGCATGGTTATCCAATCTGGAAAAGTTCACCGAATGGTGAATTCTATGGAAGGCCCAAAGCAGTCTTTAAACTATGTTATTCCTATAAATCAAATGGAACACTTGGGTATACAATTCAAGGGTACAAGAGTCGATAGGGCCGCCCTTGACGAGGACTACTATCCAAGACCTCGTCAATCTACCGTGCATCGCCCAACTTAGGAGGGGCTTACGGCACCTCTTAAGTTGGTATCAAGTATAATAGAGGCATAAAGGGGACCTCACATGGCAGCAAGCGACAGTTTAGGTGGACAGTTTGATTTCAACCGTGAAATCAAAAAACAAGTAATTCCTAAAGAACACCACGAAGCCATCTTGAACGCCCTCCAAGAACTGAGTGAGCAAGGTGTGGAGTTCATGCCTCACGGGGTGGCTTTCCATAAAGAAGGTAAGCGCCATATTGTACCCACAAAATATACGATACTAGACGCTCCTATAGGAGGGCGCAGTAGTTTCTCTACAGTTGTTCCAAATGAGTCTGAACAACACGTTATTGCCATTAATGATCCATACTCAAGAGGACCCAAACTTACACACACTCGTTGGCGCGGTGATAGTGGTAACCCAGTCCCTACCTACGAGGGTAGGAAGTGGGACGAAGGCCCCGCCTATTTCGATCAAATAGCGCACCGCGAGGAGACCGACCCCTCGCGAATGAGAGACTACCTTAGGCGACACAGTTTTGTAGCCGGGGAGGAGGGGTATGGGGGTCCTCCATCTCCTGTTCCTGCCAACAAAGACCCACGTTTGAAAGTAGTGGTTGGTGAGTTAGGTGACTCCGAGCCCCACCGATACCATTACCACCCCGGCACGGGGGCTATAACGCGCCGAGAGTTGGGCGAAAATGAGTGGCATTAACACTAGACACCCAAGCACCATCACAAAGGGTTATTAACTATGGCTGCTAAAGACCATCTTTCACATGACCAGATGCACTTGTTCACCGATGAGGGTGATCAGGCTAGTTCACGTATGCGGATGAACGACGTTATGGCATGGATGCGGGACAAGGAAAAGGGTAAAGGTGTAAGCCAGTGGTATCCGGGTTGGGCCGTAGATAATGGTTACACGATCTGATGCACGCTGAATCCGCTGAGTTCCTGCGCACCCACTCCAAAGAGGCCAAATGGGCTGGTGCTACCGTATTTGAGGTAGGCGCATACAACGTCAACGGTCGCGCCCGAGATTTCGTACCCAAGGGATGGGAATCTTGGGTAGGGTTCGACCTATTAGAAGGGCCAGATGTTGACGTAGTGGGGGACGCTACCGAACTCCTTCCGAAGCAGGGTACGTGCAACATCCTCGTGTCAACTGAGGTTCTTGAGCACTGTGAGGCTTGGGCGCTGCTGGTGGAGAAGATGTGCGCGGCTGTACGGCGTGGTGGGTATCTGATCCTCACGTGCGCAGGTCCGGGCCGTCCTGAGCATTCTGCTGGTGGTGGTGTCCTCATGGACGGTGAGCACTACCGTAACGTCTCTGCGTTTGAGATAGAGGCCCTTGCCACGCAGTTTGGATTCCAGACACTTGTCGTAAACGACATCAACGGCGACGCCCAGTATGTTGGTAAAAAACAAACAAAGAAGTAGAACAAATTGGAAAACACATACCACTGGTATCACGTCTACGCAGACGGTCAATGGCAAGAAAGCGTTGATGAACACATCTTCGCCCTTCGTAAGTACGGGTTGTATGACGCACTGACCACGATGTTCGTGGGCTTCGTAGGTTCTCCAGAGAACATCGCAAAGGCCAAACAGCACATAACAGACAGCGGAATCGACTTCGTTACCTGCGCTGAGGTCCCTTATGGGTGGGAGCAGATAACCCAGACCCATATGTGGGAGTTCTCCAAGGATAACGATGGGTATTGCGTGTACACCCACACGAAGGGTGCGTCCACCGGTAACGACTCCTTCGCAACCTCGTGGCGTAGGGGCATGGAATGGTACACGATATGCAAATGGAGTTCGGCTCGCGCCCTCCTTAATTGCGGTATACGTGTCGCTGGGCCTCACTGGATACTGATTAACCACACGGGCAGCGAGCACCACCACTTCCACCACCAGTATTCTCCCTCAGGGATATTCGGGGGCACATTCTGGTGGACTACCTTGCAGGAGATTCGCAACGGTAACGCCCCCGAGTTGGATACCCGTTTCTGCGCAGAACACTGGATTTCCCAACGAAATCCGCCCTTATCGCCCGAACAGGTGGTCTCTTTGGGAGGAATATCCACGTTTATCGGGTCGTACATCGCAGAGGCCCTCACGTGGTATACGCCACCAGTCTAGCCACAATACGGTATACTTAGTCTCGGACACCACGACTACCGGGGGATTAGTTAGGTTGAAGACCCGCATCGGAATTGCAATCACTTTATCCGTTCTGGCGGGCATCGGATTCCTAACTATTTCCATCTATCAGGCCATCAAAGATTTCCACGACGAACCTGATGGATTTTGGGAGTGACTTATGCAGGCATTGGTGGCCATTGACGCAGGGACTGGCATCTGGCTCAGCCCCATCATCGTTGCTCTTATCGGTGGGCCGCTGATGTTCTTGGTAAGGATGCTTGACCACCATAACACCCGGCAGCATGATCAGAACATGGACGTTCTCACCTCAATAAAGGCTTCCGTAGAGGAAGTGAAGAACGATGTGAAGCAGATAGACACCCGTCTTGAGCGCCACATCGACTGGCACATGCACCAAACAGCAAAGGAAAAAGTCTGATGACCCCTTCAAAAGTACGTCTTCTCGTCCGCGCCGTCGTTGTGTGTGCAACGGCCTTCGGTCTGAAACTCAGCGCAGACCAAGTAGCAGGACTCTACCTGCTCACCGAGGCGCTGGTGCAAGTCTTCGTCAAAGACTGATTTGTACTACAATTACATTGTAATTACATAACAAGGGGGTCACTTGCGGGTGACCCCCTTTTCAATGTCCACTGCTAGTTATGAGGTAGAATATAAGGCAATGAGCATCACCCAGTCTAATTACCACATAACCAAGGGATTGCCGTGGGAACGCCTTGTCATCGTAAAGGACAGGCGCACCCACCGAGTGCTCATGCCTACAGACGCTTGGGCAACCATAAAGACGAGTAACAACACCAAGAAGACTGTTCCCCTCTACATCACCTCAGAGGGCGGCATCATGCTGTACCTCTCTGCTGAGGAGACTCGTGAACTGCCCGAAGGGGAACTTCCCTACGACGTTGTTGCGGTACTCACCCAGCGATCTGCCCTCGCTGGGGGAGGGTGGACAAGTGTCACTACTCCAGTAGCCACCGGCACCGTTTTGGTGTCCTCAGTGGACCTCGCATCTTCGCTAGGAGACTCAACGTACATGGAACTCACCCTCAAGAAAGGCGCGGACTTCCGCCTCACGCTGTCGTGGCTTGGCAGCGACGGGGCCGTCCTCAGCATCACCGACGCGTACATGCAGGCCAAGAACTCCACCGGAACTGTTGTGGTGGACCTGCGGTGGTTCGCAACCACCCCAAGTGAGACCACCATTCTGTCCCAAACCGGTCCCCGCCGTGGTTATCTGGCCCCCTTCACGGGCGAATCACTTGAAATGCACATCTCTGATATGAACACGGTTACAGCGGGAACGTACCCTTACGACATCTTCGTCAAGGGGTCAGTGAACGACGACTGGGTGTTCTTGGCTGGCGGCAACCTAATAGTGGAGTCAACGATCTCGGTTAAGCCATCATGAGTGTAATCATCAACAAGTCAACAAACGACAAGGTAGTCGTCAACAAGACCGCTACTGAGACAGTCAAGGTCGCTACGGGTATCAAAGGTGACGTTGGAGCAACAGGCCCAGTTGGTCCTATCGGCCCAGTCGGTGACCCCGGAGTGCACGTTGGTCCAACCCCTCCAGCGGACACTGATCTCCTATGGGTTGACACCTCATCCACCTTGAGTGGTACCGGGGGGCAATCCATTTATGGTCTGGCTGACCCGTCTAACTACCTAAACGTGCCTGCCGAGATGCTTGATCTGGGTAACTCCACTACGGGTTGGATAGTAGTCAACGCTGTTTCTAGTTTAACTGTTGACTCTTCATTTGGTGTTGGTAACGAGGCTATAACCGTACAACTGAGCGCCGGAACTGGGAACTCTTTAATAAACTCTAAAGTGTACAAAAACTTCTCACCAATAGATATGTCGAATAGGGTCACATTATCTTTTGAAACAACGAGAGACTTTCTTTTAGGTCCCTCCAGTAATCCCTCCCAGTTTGTGGTCGTAGCCGCTACAGGCAATAATCTAACAGGCACCCTATTCACAGCCCCGTACCCTGATGGCGCGGAACTCGCATGGACAAAGGCGTATGTTGATGTCCCCCTTGGTACTACTATCAGAAGTATTGGTATAAAGTCAACAACCCTTGGGCAAGGCGGTACTAACAGAATCCAGTTTTGGATTCGTAATCTACAAGTGGAGCCTGTAAGCAATGTGCAGGCTGCTCAACTGGTAGGTAAAACCCCCGTGGTCACAGAAGCCACGGCGGTGGGCACTACTGGCCACATTTCTCCTGTAAATCTTACTCCTAAACTTGATTTGCGTAGGGATAGCGCAGTAGTCCCCGGTTTGGGAGGTTGGTGGGATTTGCGGGAATGGGGAGTTCCCGAGGATGGAGTCACCGACACAACTTCCTATATTAACAATGTGTTGGCAGACCTACCGGAGGGGGCGCGGCTCAAGTTTCCTACCGGAGGTGTATTTCGCCTTGATGGTACGATATCAATATCACGTCCAGTTACGATTGACTTTAATGGGTCTATCTTGTACACGCCATTCAGGCGCCCAAAGACCCAACTTTCTAACGACTTTATACAGATTAGTGGCTATGTAACTGACGTTAATATATTAAACGGCAACATCTTTGCTACTAGGTACACTCCTATAAATGCTGGCGGGGTTATCACAGTCCTAGCAGGTAACGTCGTAACATCAGGTTCAATTTCGGTTCTTAACTCTGTTGGGGATTCTGGCCAGTACATTCCTACTGATCAGTATGTCAGGTGGCTGGGACGCCACTATGAACCGGGATTTGGAATAGTTAATCGTTTTGACACCACTCTAAGTGGAGATGGCCTATCCTCAGTGCAGGTTGAAATAGTGACCCAATCAGGCGAGGTACTGGCAACCCAATCAATAGTCCCCCCGGTGGCCCCTCAGTCCTACACCCTTCGGTGTAATCCCCCCGATCTGAGTAAGCGACTTTTTATCCGTTATACAAAGTCGGGTGGAACCTCTCCAATTAATATTCACACGATCACTCCTTGGGGTATCAATACCTATAGTTCTGCCTATGAGTTTGCTACAGGTATAACGGTTCAAAATGCTTCGCGAGTTTTAGTGGAGAATTGGTGGATTGAAGGTGTGGGTGGTTATGGGACTTTTGTGCAATCTTTTGACAAGTCTCTTGGTCATGTTACGTTTAAAAACGTAACGTCAAGATGTGGTAACACCCAAAACCATGCTCCCGTGACTGGGCGCTATATCACTTACGAGTCATGCAACTCCTACGAATCAGGACGAACTGGGTTTGACTGCGAGCCTTATGGCACAGGCTGGGCTCTTGACCATATAACTCTTAACAATTGTACTAGTAGGAACGACCGTAACTACGCACTGAGCACGGCCAACTGGGGATTAATATCCAATCTAAATGTAAACAACTTCAAAGCAATTGACTGGGGCTTTGGAGCCTTCATAGGAGGTTCTCGTGGCGGTCGTATAAGTGGTTTTACATCGTCAAGTACGATCTCTAGTAACTCAGATATGTCTATATCTGCTAAGGATATGCTTATTACTAACCTTGAATTGGGTAATGGGCTTCAAGTTGTACCATCGGTGTGGACACTCGACGGTAACTACACTGCCGGTGGTAATATGATCTCTAACTTCGTAATCAGTAACATGAGGTCAGTGGGTAATGACTACTCTGCTGCTATTGAAATACAAGATGGGTCATCCACCATCTCTGGTGGTACCTATCCGAGTGAGACCCCTACGACTCCCGGCACAAACGCCCTTTCATATGGCGCAGTGGCCAACATTACGGGTCGCTCTCCAATGTTTGGTTTTGATGTAGGACGTTGGCGTAAAGTCATGCCAAAGACCTTTAAAGGTCTTGCTATGGACGGTACGTGGTGGCCCTACGGACTGGACTCCTCCGACGCCCTAGTTTCTACTAGAGGGCTGTCTGCGACGGCTAGGAGACCACAAAACTTCAGGGGTATAGCCGCCCCCGTTGCGACAGGTGTGCAATCCGCTACCGTTACCTTTCCCCAAAAATCAGGGTTTGCAAATCTAACGTCTGTGCAATTCGCTGCCTCACCTTATCTATATACAGGCACAAAACCAACCACACTAACCACCGGTACTTCTTACTACTATGCAATCTGTGGGATTGTTGACTACGACGACTGGGGGCACCGCCCAGCAGTGAGGACTGCCACGGGCGCAGCACTTACCTCTACCAACCGCGTCTACATCATGGGTGTGCAGGGCCGTCTTGACTGGAGTAACCAGACTTCAATTGCTGGGTACGCAATATACCGAGGAACTGGTGGATCAGCGTCTAGTGGCCCATGGACAGCACGGTACATAGTGCGCCCCACAGGCCCTTGGTTCTCATCTCGTAACGACTTAACCCAAGTTATAGACACCGGGGACTCGTTGGTTACTTCATACGCGGCGGCTGCCGACAGGGAGTGGGGGTACCCCAATATGAACGTGGCTGACGGTGTGCTAGCGACCGCCGAATACGGGTCTTGGTCCCTTATTGAAGGCCCCTTCTCAGACACCACTGGTTACGAATGGGACACTTCTTACAGCATCCAAATCACTCCCTCGTGGGTGACCACCGTTGCGGTTGTTGCTAAACGCCAGTCAGGGTTTGATGTGGAGTTTGGTACTCCAGCACCTGCTGGAGCGACTTTTGACTGGGTACTAATCCGCTAAAAGACTTTCTCCCAGAAGTCCCCAGAAACCCCGTACGCCTTTACTCGCGGTGATTCGACCCAACCGCTGCCGCTCCATTCTTTAAACCGCGCGATCTTCCATTCGCCATCCCAAACCGCTAGATGTTTGGTTATCTCTGGTGGACGGGATGCCCCGATAAGGTTGAACTCCGCAGTCACTGCGGGGAATCCTTCAGAGGGTCGAGATGACCGCGCCTCTAGCGTAAACTCCCCCAACACTTGTGTAACAGTTATCGGCCCTGCAACAGGTGTTGGGTGGTTACCACTCAAAGAGATAACACCGGTCTGCGTCCTACCAGATACCGCTGTTATGGTAATAAGGCCCAAAGTTGGTCCGGTAACAGTGGTAAAGGTAAAAACACCCACGTTTGAGTTTGAATAACTGCTAAATCCAGAGAAGACGAAGGTACCTTGGGCGTTGTTGATCGTCTGTGGGAAACTCTGTAGACTTATAGCGGTTGCATTTTGCAGAGTGGGTGAACCAGAAGCGGTTCGGATCGGTGAACCGACCGCCGCAGCGGTTGCTGGTGAAAGCGCCGAGGCCTCAGCACCACTCGCGATGATGGTGGCCTGCGCGGAAGCGGTTGCGGGGGCGAGAGACACACCTACTGAACCAATAGCAACAGCGGCGGCTTGAGCGGTTCCAGTAGCGGCCCCTAGTGTTACTGCTCCAGATGATGTAACTACAGGTGCGCCTGTGGCATTACCTATAGCGGGTCCGAGAGTGGAAGTGGCAGTAGCAACTGATATAACAGTGGCAGACGCCGAAGACGTGGCGTTCGCAAGCGTTATCAACGCAAAGGTGTTTGAGCCTGCAAAAAGGACTCCAGTTGCAGTGGCCGCTCCAAGAATTGATGACCCTGAAATCAGAATAGTTGTGGTGGCAACCGCATTAGAGGTCGCAGCCCCCAGAGATGGGGTTGTGGTACCTACCACTATCGGTGTACCAGTGACAACGGCAGTGGCGTTTGCAAGGGCTGGGGTCGCTGTACCACTGGCTACCACTCGTGCAGTAGCAGACGCAGTAGCGGCTGCCAGTGAAGTAGCCCCTGTTGCGGAGGCTATTGGGCTACCTGCCACCGAACTTGTAGCGTTACCGAGGCTTGAGGCGTCCGTTCCTGTCGCTACAGGCGACCCAACTGCCGTCGTGGTGGCATCTGCCAAAGTGGGCGAGCCAGACAGTACTGCCGCTACGGTGGTGCCGCCACCATTACCGTTAAACGTAATATCCCCGGGAGTGGCGGTAGCCGTGTAAACAGAAGTAACTGCTCCAGATACACCAGTGAACGTGAGATCGCCCCAACTACCAACTGAGAAGTTAAAGTTAAGGTCGGTATAAATTACAGTACTGCCGCCCCACTTAGTGGCCAAGTACGTGTTCAGTTTTTGCCAGTTAGCGTCCGTGGCGTTAGCACCAGTGAGGACAACTATTTCTGCTATGGCACCGTCCCATGAACCAGTGGTCGATAGACCACCGACGCGCAGCGTTTGACCAGAGTTAGCCGTGCTGAGGGTACCGCTACCAGCCCCGGCCTTGCTCACAGGGTACCCGTCAGCGTAAAGACCGATACGGTCAGCCTCTGCTGCTTGAGAGGGGTCACCCAGCACACCCACCACTTCAAGAGAGCCTACGGCTATAGGAGGTTCACCCCAGTTGTATAAAGCACGTCTTATATTAGTGGTACCACCAATATAGTAGTTCAAGGTCTCAGCCCCATACACCATCTGAGCACCATTTGTAGTGAGTGACGTAGATGCTGACGAGAGTAAATACCTTGTAGTGGTAGTAGTGTCAAGGACGAAAGCGGCTGCTATCAGATAGATAGTTCCATCGTGCAGGAACTTCCAGTCAGTGGTAGTCCCTGAACCAACAAGAATGTCGTTACCATCGAAATCAACGACGTTCTTACCGTTGACAGTTCTTGTGTTAGTGGTCGGTTTAGCAGAGGCTGTTGACTGCGTGAATGTGCGGGCGTTGGTCGACTTGTCCAACCAACTTGACACAGCGTTTGCTGACTGAGTGATGGTGGCCGTATCCGAAGCGTCCAACCACAGTACGGGGGACAACTGCGAAGGGGAGAACCCCGACATGGCAGTAGCCGACGAGGTGGCCGCACCAAGGGTAACGGTTACGGTGCCAGCCGCTATAGGAGCACCAGATACTGCACCTGTAGCATCGCTAAGAGCAGCAGCCGCCGTACCCGTTATTACGGGTGACCCCGTAGCAGCGCTGGTGGCATCACTTAGAGTTGGTGCGCCCGAGAGAAGCGAAGCAGTTACACCTGCGCCAGATGCTGTTGCATCCGTAAGTGTACTGGATGATGTCCCCGTCATGACGGGGGCACCAATGGCGCTTCCTGTTGCGTTCGCAAGTGTGGCTGATTCTGTACCTTTTACTACTGGAGACCCAGATGCGGAAGAAGTCGCCGCCCCCAACGTCGTAGAGGCGGGACCACCTGCGATAGGTGACGCGATTGTTATGGCTAGAGTGGTGGGGGTTAAGTTTACATAAGAGTTGTCTACTGGGTTGCCTACACCCGCTTTTATGAAACTTGAATAGAGCAGTAGTCGTGTGGGAGTATTAAAGGAAACACTAGAGATACTTAGCGGTATCGTTATCGAAGATTGATCCACTAACTCCGATGTGTTTACGTTGCCCACGAGTGTCAAAGCGGGTGACGACGGGTTCACCCAGTCGCTGGCTGTTAGTGTTCCATAGTCTAGTTTATAAACTTCAATTCCGAAATCACTCACTGAGTTATCGGTGTTTATAGAAAGACTCAATGCAGCAGAGGAAACAGTTCCTATGTAGTTTGAGGTATTAAACTCTACATAACCAGCGTAGCCTTGGTTATTAGTCTGGGAGACACCCACTTGAACAGAGGCACCAATGGTGGCCTGCCTGATTGCGCCACCGTTAAGGATGTCCGCTACTGTGCCAGCGACTGAGTTAGCAGTTACATACCCACTGTTAGAAGCATTCAGGGTTGTAAAAAGGGTTGAAGTCGGAGTTAGGAATTTGTTGAAGGTTAATTTGGGTACGAATGCAAAAAACTCGTAAACAAAATCGGCGGGTACCAAGTTGTTTGTGTTGTTCGCTGACGTGATCAGCAGACGTGTTTTACCGCCTGAAGTATTCAAACATGTCTTTGGAATAGCAATAGAAACCGTGGACCCAGCAGATATGGTAGAGGTATTAAATGTTGCTACGGGAGTAGTAATACTGGATAAGAATGCTAAGTTAGTACCAGTAACAAACTGATTTGTACCAAACGTGCCCGACCAAATATTATTAGCGTTTAAACTGTCGCCCCATATTTGAACAACAAAATCGTTTGCAGTGTTATCCGAAAAGGCAGGTATAGTGAAATCAAGGGTTACAGTGCCATACTGTGTAGACGTGTTACCCGAAGTGGTTGAGGTAGGCCCAAAGAACGCAGACGTATCAAACTCAATAAATGATTGATCTATCTCGTATCCTGTGTCTAAAGAACCTGCTTGCCCAACTACGAAAGTTGGGTATGTTATTTTAGACCCTAACCCGTTGCGTACGTCAGCATAAGACAAAGGGGGGTCGCTACTGTCAAACGACGCCACCGTTCCACCATTAGTGGTGGGCGACAGCGATACGGAGACAGTGTCACTCCACAGGTAACTGGAGGAAACCTTGCCACCTAAGGGGGCAGCGGGTGTACCATCAGCAAGAGTTGAGGTTGTAACTAGGGGGTCGAATCGCTGTACAGGTTTGGCACGGCCGTGCCCGAACCTACCGTGCTTCGGGTACTGGCCTCTCGGGAGGGCCATGGCCCTTAACCTTGCGCTAGTGTAAGAGTCATGAGCAGCGGACCAGTGGTGGTCGACGCTGACTCAAGAGCCATTCCAAGACAGGCGGAGTCATACACACGGGGCATACCCAGATCGAACGCGTCATACAGGAACCCTGTAGAAGCAACAATGGGCAACTCGGCAAGACGGCGCACGATCATAAGACGGTAGGTACCGGAGGACCACGAAACGGTGTTCTGGATGGACTGCACTGACCTAACACCGGTATCACCGGCAGCCAAGGTGTACTTTTCTATGGTTCCGATTGCCGGAGAACTGATCTTAGTTGCAAGAAGCGATGCGCTTTTTGAACCTGCACCTGCGGCGTTCGTGTAGGTAATGGTTGAGGTACCAGAGGCGGTACCACCTGTTGCCAAAACCTCCATCCACAGTTCTGTTCCTGTTCCCGTGGAATCTGGGCGAGTAAGAGCCGGTGGAGATACCGTTGACTGCAAGGCGGTGCTGGTAACAGACCAACCGCTACCACCTGATGTCCATATCCATAGCATGTCGTACAGCACCAGCACACCGGAGGCAGTGGTGCTGTTTGCTATACCGGAGGCGCGCCCTAAGTATGAGTACGCGCCGCCAGTCGGGTTGGAGAACGTGATGGCACCTGTAGTGGCTGACGTAGATACAACGCCCGCAGTCGTTTGGCCCGAGGTCGTATCACCTGTCGCAGGTTGACCAGTTGCAGACCACAGTGAGAACAACCTGTTCGCTACTGACGTTACGCTTGCCTTGTTTATCGCCAACCGCTGTCCGCCACCCAACCCAGAGACAAGACCATCTTGTGTAGTTATAGCCATTTACAGATGTCCTTTAAATAGGGTAGAGACAAAAAACAACTTAGTTCAGGTGTTGGCTTCCGTAATCGTAAACGAAGTGATTTGTACCGGCTGAGTACTGGCGATTGTTACTGAGGGCATGTTGAGGTCTTGACCGCTGGTGCCGACGGTACCATCAAGCAGGGTGGCGGTCGTGTTGCCATTGATCAGTCGAAACCAACCAGCGTCACCGGCAGCAACTCCGGTACCACTGGCGACTACACCGCTAGTACTTGTAAGAGTTAGTACCCCACCAGTAGCCGCGGCCGCGAACCCCGATTGGAAAGTGAGTTCAGCCAGAAGGGTTCCAGTAGCGGTGGCACTTGCACCGCCTGTGGGCTTTGAACCTGTGTAGAGGCGAATCTTTGCGGCGGTTGCACCACCAGAGGTGGCCGCTGTCGTAATAGCGTCAAGGCGCGAACTACGAAGAGAAGCGATCATTGAAAGGGCCATATCAAACCTCCGGTTGGATGTGCGAAATACGAATATCGTCTAAGAACCACTCAATTATACTTGACATTGATGGTCCCCAGTACTCTTGCGGAAAGTGGGTAGCGCCTAGGTACTCGTCACTTGAGTCTTCCCAGACAGTAACACCATCTTTATCAACACGATAAGTAAACATAATCAACTCGCTCTGTAGATGTCGTTAAGGGCGTAGGTCAACGACCCGCCGTTGGTTGTAATGGGAGAGGTAAACCAGTCGATTGACAACAGCGGGTAATCTGCGTCAGTTGTACCCGTAGATGTCGTATAGAAGAATACACCATAGAGGTTGTTGTTGACTACACCACCAGCGGTGGCTATCGTCCAAGAAGTAGAGCACGAGAAGTTAACACGGTTGTTGGTGTCGTCTTCAGTAGCACTGGTTCGGGTGAGTGTGAACCGAGGACCAGTCGGATAGTTGGTGAAGTTCGCCTCCTGCGCCAGACCCGTACCGGTAGTGAGGATTTGGCCCAAGAAGTTGAGTTGGGCGACTTCTGCTGCCGTGTCATAGGCGGCGTTCTGGGCCGCTTGGATGTAACCGCATTTGATAGCGCCAGCGGCAGCAGTGTCCCATTCACCCTTGGTGAGGAGGTACTTGCCCCTGTTTGTTAGAAAGTGGCCGGTTGCCATTCAATCGTCCTTTCCTTGCATCTGTGTGCTCAATGATACCAGTAATGGTATAGTTGAAGTTTGGAGGAGTCATCCATGTACATGCTTGGTTACACAGGACAGACCGTCACACGGACTCAACTTCTGGCGCACCCCATGTGGGTTCGCATCGAACCTGAGTTCCGTCGTCGCCTTCTGGCCCTTATGGATTTGTGCATAGCAGCAGGTAAGCCCATTGGTGTGGGCGGCAGTTGGCGTTCCGCTGATACCCAACGCAACCTGTTCTTGTCGCGTTACATCGTAGAAGACGACGCTGACCTCACTGGTGACGTTTTCTGGGAGGGCAAGTTCTGGGAACGCAAACCCGGTGTAGCCCCAGCCGCCCCTCCCGGTCTTTCGTACCATGAACCCTGCACCCCAGAGGGGTACTGCCTCGCCGTGGACATGGTTGGCGATGTCAAGTTCGCAGCCACGCTGGCATCAAAGTGCGGCCTGAAGGAGTTCGGCAACGTAAGCGGTGAGATATGGCATTACCAGCCGTATGAACTCCCTAACAGTCGGCGCACCTTCACCGCGAGCATGGTTCCACTAAAAGCGTTCGCAGGCCCAACGCCAGTTCCTCCACCCCCACCCCCAAAACCCATCGTGGTGGTTCCCGCCCCAACCCTCCGGTTGATCACCCCCATCAACATGACTGGTCTTGAAGTCTCCAAGTTGCAGCAGATCATGGCATTCTGGGGCTGGTACACAGGTAAGGCCGATGGCTGGTTTGGCCCCGTAACCCACGCCGCTGTGAAAGCGATGCAAAAGGCCCTCGGCATAACTCAGGACGGTGTGTACGGCCCTGTGACTGCTGCAAAGTACAAGGCTTTTGCAGAGTTCATGGCGTCAGTCCCTAACTGAGGAGTAACACATGGCAGTACAGATTCAATTCCGCAGGGGCGCTTCAGCCGCTTGGGCCTCAGCCAACCCGGTACTGGCTGACGGCGAACTTGGTCTTGACACCACCAGTTACACCTACAAGATCGGTAACGGCGCTTCTACATGGACCCAGTTGCCTTATCAATCCCTCCCAGCGTCAACCCTTAGTTCTGCCGTGTACACCGCAAAGGGAACCATCGCGGCGGCTAGCGCAGCAAACTCACCTGTCGCTGTTACCGTTGGTGCAAACAACACTCTTCTGGTTGCTGACAGCACACAGACTGCGGGTGTGAAGTGGGCAAGCACCTTGTCAGGGCTAACCCTTACTTCTCCGACTATCAACACTCCGACGATAACGGCCCCTAACATCACGGGTGCCGCGTCAATAGGCTCTGGTGCAACACTCACCTCCCCTACGGTGACCACGCCAACCGTAACCACTCCTACTGTTACCAACGGCACCGCGACCAACCTCACCCTGTTTAGCCCCAAGGAAGGGTGGACTACCTCAGCGTCTGCCATTCCAGCCACGGCGACTATCGACGTGATGACCGCTACCAACGTGTATTACACAGGCAGCGCCAGCGCCAACTGGACTTTCAACTTCCGAGGTAATGGTTCAACAGCGGCCAGCGCTTATCTAGGGGTTGGGCAGTCAACAACTGTTGGCGTACTGGTTACGAACGGCGCGTCTGCCTACTACCCAACAGCCTTCCAGATCGACGGTGCCGCTGTTACCCCCAAGTGGCAAAACGGTGTAGCCCCAACGGCTGGTAACGCCAACTCGGTGGATGCTTACCTGTTCACCATCGTGAAGACTGCCGCTACCCCTACCTACACCGTATTCGCCTCACAGACCAAGTTTGCCTAATGACTCTAGGTTCAACCTTTGGAACTCGGGGCTTGGGTTACTTGTCCTACTCCGTGGTTGGGGCAGTGACCGGCGCTTCCATCTCGTCGTTCTTCTTCGGTGGGCAGCAGGTTCTGCTGTCGTGGACACTTCCAACGGTTTCCACCACTCTTACCGCTATTGAAGTGGATTGGAGTATCAACGGGACTTACCAAGCCACCGAGAGTTACGACCCTGCGACTACCTCTATCACCAAAGCCATCACGGGTGGCCAGCAGGTGGGGGCGCGCATCCGATGCAAGGGAACAAGCGGTGGTTACAGCAGTTACACCGTAGTGTCCGCCATCACAACGCCTCCGGAAAGGCCCACCAACTTCACCGTTGTGTACGGTGGTTCAACAGGCACGGCCCTCCTCTCTTGGACAAACGCGGCCACCTCTACAAGTACCGTCATAACCCGCACTATCGGAGAGTCAGTAACTACCATAAGTGTGGGGTCTGCCTCCGCGAGTTACACGGATAGCCCCGGAGTGGGCGGGATACAGGTGTACTACACCCTCACGGCAGTCAATGGTGGTGGTTCGGCTCCCCCTACCTTCCCTACGATTGTTTATGTTACCGATCCAAACCCTCCCACTATCGGAAGTTTTACCGCCAGCAACCCCGGTATCTTGGCGTTGGTCTCTACCGCTCCTGCGCAGACGAACATCGCCAGTTACCAAATGAGTCTGGAAGTGTACAGCAGTGGAACTTGGACGACATCGGCGTCTGTCACAGGGGTGCTGTCTCCCAGTTACACATGGGGCACCAACACAGCAACCCACGGTTCTATCTACCGCGCCAAGGTTCGGTCTGTGGACACCAACGCTCTGGTCTCTACGTGGGCTACGTCGGCCTCGGTGGCTGCTATCAATGACACGGTG